AATAAGTTGAAAGTTTTCTTCCCATTGGTTTACTCCTCTTGAATAAAGTTTTCTACTGAAGGATAAATCTGAGCAATTGCTTTTGCAGTTTCTATTGCTAGATCCATATGTTCTTGTTGAGTTCCGTTTGCTGAACGTAGCTCAATATAATGAATCCATGATCTAATAGTACCATTCGCATATAAACGAGAAACCGTATTGCCTTCTGGTAATATGGCTCTTGCTTGTTCTTTTGCAATACCCCTTTCTCTTGCTTCTTTATATATTCTTTTAGTATGATCAATCATAAACTGTTGCTGTGCGTGCCACCAAGCTTCAAGTGCAGTATCATTATTCTTTATACTATTTTGACGATTCTTTTCATCTTGAAGTCTGGCTTCACGAATAACAAATGCTTGACCCATATCATTTGGATCTGCATATCTTTGTGAAAATTCTTGGAAAGAAAACGATCTATGCCGAAGAAATTGCCGAGCAATATCTCTTGTAGTCTCAATTTCCATTGTAGCTGAAGCCATTTCAAATGGTGACCAATGCTTATGTTTAATTAAATAAGATAAAAGTTTTGGTGTTGTTTTAGTATTGGCTTGGTTGCCAGGATTTGATACTCTAGCACAATATGCAATTAAATCTTGAATATTTTCTAAACCCATAATCCCTGGTTCTCCAGAGTGCACATGTTTCATCGGTTGGCTATATGCCAATAATCTAACTTTCAATTTAAATATCCTCTATGTTGATATGAATTAATATCATCTTTAAATTCAACCATAACCTCCAACATTTTATCATAATCCTCTTCAGGTAATAAAGACCGATATAAACTTAATCCTGTTGTTGTAAGAACGGCTGCAATCATCAAGGGTTCATTATTATTTTCAGATAAACTGTTAACAGTTTCTATAATTTTTCTATAGCAAACTTTAAAATCATTATCGTTATAATCATTCATGGGTTAATACCAAAACAAGGCAACCAACCTACATTACAATAACGAGCATAATCTTCAAGCCCTACCATGGCCATAAGAACAAGAATTGGAATTCCAATAATAATAAAAATTATAATTAGAAAGGCTGGTAACAAACCTTTCATAGTGCAGTAGTAAGTATTTTCGCTCATTGTACTTCTTTCATAATATAAGTTTTATTTTTCATATGATCAAGATATGATTTACCTGAAATTCTTTGACGAATAAAAGGTTTATTTGTTTCCGTCTTGTTAGGATTTTCGATAGTAACAACAATATCTTTACCTTGTCGTAAAGCCTTTTGTTGGTTTAATACTCGCATCTGAGAATTAAGGTAATCTCTGCGCATTTCTTTACGAATAGTTTTACTTACATTTGAATGGATACCCTGAGAAACGTTTCCGCTTGATTTTCCACCTTTACCTTTAGCCATAATTTAATTCCTTATAATTTAAAACCTTCAAATTTCTTTGCATTTATACCATTATTTGTTTTATCAAATACTGGAGTATCATCTATTAATGTTTGCTCGCCTTCGTGAGCATCAAATAATCTCATCTTTGATCTATCTATACCAATAACAAACCGTTTCTTATATGTAGGATCATTATATCTATTCTTTAGCTGTTTAACTGCGAGTTGTCCCATTCCCTCAAGTTCTTCTGTAGAGATAAGGGCGAACATGAGGTCTGCGGTAGCGGGTAATCCAAAAGACTCGGACGTATCTTCAAGCCCAATATCCGAGTTACTATAACCAGACCTAGTCGTCTGCGTTGCAGTAACGATCGGTAAGTCAAACTCCACCGCAAGGCCTCGTAATTCTTCAGCAATTGCTTTAATGTAATTATATGAGTTGATTGCACCACCCATTCCTTTCATTCTACTTGAAGAACAAATATTCAGATAATCAATATAAATGATATCAGGTTCAAATGATTTTTTGAGTTTTAACTCATTTAATAAAGCACGAAAATGACCAGCGTGTGCTGATCCAGTCGGATACTCTTTAATAATAAGTTTACCGTTTGTTTTAGATGAAAGACCTCGGACCCTTTCTGCAAACATCTCTTTACTGAGATGTTCTAATTGATCAATTGGTATATCAAGTAAGTTTGCGTCAATTCTTTCTGCTATTCTTTCTTCTGCCATTTCCATAGTAAGATATAAAACATTCCTACCCTGGTTTAAATTAGCAGCAGCACAGTGACACATAAATAAAGATTTACCAACGCCAGTACCAGCAAGACAGACATTAAGACTTTTGTTTGGAATACCTCCCTTTGTAATCTTGTTAAAGTAGTCAAGATCAAAAGGTAATCTTTCTTCGTCACGGTGGTAGAATTCAAATCGCTCTTCAAAGTTTTCAATATAGTCGTGACCGATGTTGGGGTCGAACGAGACGCCGAGCGCTTTCGTGAGAATATCCGGTAAAGCATTTTTTGTTAAACTCTGATGTTTGCCATCAATGATGGAGATTGATTCCATAACAGCATTATATAAAGCACGATCTTGACACCATTTTTCTGTAGTATCATTTAACCAAACTTCATCAGACTGTTCTACTTCAAATAAACTAGGTATAATTTCAACAGCGTGCCTATACTGTTCGTCATTATAGTTATCAGCCTGATCAATTTCAATCTTAAATGCTTCCGCTGTCGGAAGTTTATTATACTTTGCAACAAACATTCCTGCTTGTTTAAATAACATCTTATAGACGCCTTCAAAGTAATCGGGTTTTACGAAGGGAAGAACCTTTCGCATATATTTTTCGTTAGTAAGAATATTTTTAAGAACAACTTGTTCTATATTAGTGTTCAAATTTACACCTCTTTTAAATGAATTTCTTCTTTGTTTTCTATGGAAGATTCTAATATACTATATAATAAATCACCCGCAGCCATTTGTAAACCAATATCTTCGGCTGTAAGGTCTTCATCTGGTGCTGAGATAACTTCAAAGTCAAAATGTAAGTCCAGTTCTTCGTCTTTTTCTGGAGTCTTACCATCAACACGAATAGAACCATAACGAATCACAACCTCGTTAAACTCTCCTTCAAGTATTCTAACATTCCATACTTCATTAATATTTTCGTCTGATATTAATTCATAATCTTTATTTTCTATATACTTTCCCATTAATCTTCAACCACAATTTCATCCATATCAACAAGAGACTGGTGACCAATGCTGTATTGTTTCTTTAGGAAATCTTTAAAATCCGTTTCAGCAAAGATCGGATCCCAGAAGGACTTATCAAGAGTTCCATCGTACCGAACTTTAGGTCCAACCTCTCCAGTAGATTGATCAACAGCAGCATACCAGCCATTGGAAGGCTTAACAGCATAACCACCAGCAAGAGCACAATCGAGCAAGCCAGAATAAGACTTGACACCACCTTCCCAAGATACAGTAATAGGAATTTTTGACTTTTCTTTAACATATCGTGATTTCTCCACATTAATCACAAAGTGATAACCTTGAATCTCAGTACCTTTCTTATCTTGTTGACGACCAATAATCCAAATATTATCTGCACTATAGTATATACCAGTTCCGCCAGATACAATCGCTTTAGGAAATAAACCAATCTCTTGATATGTATGATTTACTGCAATAAGTGGAATATTCTTCATAGCAAGATATGGTGTGCTCATACGGAATAAACCCTTAAGTGCTTTAGCACGAGACATATCCGCAACTGACTTTTCATTCTTAGCATCTTCTAATTCTTTCTTTGATGCTAAATTACCAATAGAATCAATAACAACCACAACTTTATCATTGCGGTCTAATTCTTCTAGTTGTCCAATTAAATCAAATTTTAATTCTTCAACATTAGTAATAGGTGTGTGGAGAACACGAGACGTGTCAATACCAAATTGTTCAAAATAACTCTGAGGTGATCCAAACTCTGAATCATAGAATAGCATTACCGCATCTGGGTGATGTTTCATATAAGCTGCAGCCATAAGCAGAGCAAATGAAGTTTTAAAGTGCTTAGAAGGTCCAGCAAGAACTGTGAGACCTGGGGCTAACCCACCATCTACTGAACCAGATAGTGCAA